ATGCCTTTCAGCATTCCAGTTGCAGCAGCAGTTGTACCAACACCAACTGTAACTCCTGTTAGAGTTTGTGTAACACCATAACCAACTGCAATGTTAGTTGTGGTAACACCAGTAAATATTTGGTCAGCAGCGTTATCGATAACTGCGACTTTTGCATTCTCTGCCCAATTACCTGGGTTTCTTGCAGCAAAATACCAAGTGGTATCATCTGCCTGATTGTTTGTGTAATCTTCGTAACTATCGAGTCGAAGACTTCCTAATGATGCTTGCCCAACTGCAGCGTTTGCTGTGTTTAGATCTCCACCACCAACACGGACAACATCTAACTTACCACCGTATGATAAGAAATTGGATGCCCCATACCAACATTCGTAATGGAAGTCAGTTGTACCTACACCTGGTTCCCCAAATGTGTCAACTAACTCTTTTTCATTGTTTATTCTAGTTATTTCATTGACAGGCCCTTTACGGAAAGGAGCAGCAATACCACCAACAACGTTTAGTGTAAAGTCTACGCCACCTCTTGTAAGGTCTACCTCTCTTACTGAAATACCTGGAGATGCTAATCGAAGTGCCATTCTAACTCCCTGCAGTACCCGAACTTTTGACTGAAATTATTTAGGTTTTTTCACTGCTATATCAACCTTGACTTATTATCCACCACTCCAACTGACCTTTTCATCCCCAATTTAGATTCTTCAACATATGCTTCTGAAGGTTTTAATGCAAGCAAATCTTCAGTCCACCACCTACAAGATACAATTTTTACAAATGTTATGTTTCTTTTTTCTGCTTCTCTTTGACATTCATCTACATCATTCTCATTGTAATTGAATACAATATAATGCCATGTAGTTTTCAATCCCATAGCAGCAGCACGTATCATCATGTTATATAAAAACTTACCATTTTGATTTTTTCTATACTTATGACTATCTTCTGGTTTACCATCTATACCAAACACCCATTCAACATCTCCACCCTTTGATATTTGAAATGCTTTTGTCCACCAAGAACTTTTTTGTGCTGTAGCAGCAACATGAACTTGTATGGTTTTTTTCTTATCAACACATAGTTGTAAGAACTTATGAAACTGTGGATGAAACTGTGGATCAGAGTGTGTACCACAAAAAGTTATTCCTTGAAAATAATCGCTAACAACATCCATTTCCTCATAAGTCATATGCTTACCAGGTACAGGACCACCAGTAACTAAATCTTGAAATCCATTCTTACCATCTGTATATCTTTGCCTAGCACAACCAGCACATTTCAAAGAACACAGATAAGTTATGTCAAGATTAATTCCATAAAATTTATCCACAATACCTATGACAAACTGGAGGAAGTGATTCGGGATCGTTTTTTACCCTATCAAAAAATGCCTTCCACTCTTCAGAGTTTAGAACATCTTCAACTGTATTGTCATATGATATTCTAAATTTTTCATCTAATAGATCTTTTATGTATTCTTTGTTTGGATTGTCATACCAACAGCAAGGTAGTAATTCCCCTGTGGCACTCCATCCAAGAAATTTATCTTCTAAGCATCTTGGTTTCATCATCTATACTCCCACATGTAAGATTTATCTCCATACTCGTCAGTTTTCCAAACATCACCATTTTGATCGACTATCTCAGACTCTTCATCAAATCCATCACATACAAATCCAAAAGGAGCCATGTCTTGTTCTATTGCATTTTTTTGTTCTTCGTAGATACGTTTCCTAACATCTTGATCAGTCATTTCTTTGAAGTAGTCTTGTGCTACCAACCAAGAGAATATAACCAAACACATAGCAAGGTCATCATTACATCCTTCTTCTGCCTCGAATGATTGTTTCTTTTGAATGAACGTAGTCAACTCACTAATAATATTATAATCCATGAATACTAATTTGTCTTCCTCTACTAATGTCTTTAGGTTAGAACAACCAACCTTTTTTGTAGTTGTACTCATCTTGACACCCAATTGCGTCTTGACACCAGAGAATCCTGATCCCACAATCTGACCTGCTCTACCTCTCATAGCAACCATAAGTAAATTTTCATATTCCAAGTCATAAAACAAAATAGATGCTACTTGATCTCCAATATCATTTACCTCACATAAAACATATGCATTATTATATGCTGTAGCAACTTCTTCAATAATGGAAGGAAATAACATAGGTTTGACTTCGTTGTCTCTATATGTGGCAACAATTTTATATGGAAACTCTGTAATATCAGCAACTATAAAGGCACTATAATCTTTAGAGATACCTCTTGCTACGTCAACTGTCACAATATAATCTCTTTTTTCATAAGGTTTTTCGTATACAGATAACTTCCCATTTTGCTCTACGGGGTTCTCATATACCATCGCTTTCAATTTTGCTGCTGATATCAATGTATCAACAGATCCTAGAAACTCACACTCAAACTCAATAGCAAACTGCTGTTTACTAGTGTTTCTTATAGTCTGTTCTTTCCATTTAGAATCTCGGCCTGGTACTTCAGACCAGTGAACTTCCGTAGCAACATACTCGTTCTGCCCCCGTTCAGCATCATGCCACATTCGATAGAAGTGATTCATACCATGAGGCGTTGATACTATTATAACCTTGGTAGATTTACCAGAAGATATAGTAGGATAAACAGACGCAAAGAAATCATCTGCCAAGTGGTTCTGCACGAATGCGAACTCATCAAGGAAGATGATATTGAAAGACATACCTCGAACTGCTGATGCAGATGTAGATGCTGCTATGATCTTGGATCCGTTTTCCAGTTCCATCGATCCTTTGTTCCAAGCAACGATCCCCTGCTGCATCCACTTCGGCAAGTTTTCATATGCCAATTGTAGTCTGCCGAGTAGATCTCTAGCAGTTGCTGCTTTGTTTGCGAGGATTCCAATATTGACGTTATCGTTGAATATTGCGTAATGGAGTAAGTATGATACTACCGTCGTTGACTTACCAGTCTGCCTAGGCATCTTGCAGATATTAAATCTATTCTTATGAAAATTTCTTATAAGTTTCTTCTGAAACTTATACATGTCAAAGCAGACTAAACCTTCGTCAACATTAACAATTTTTATATGCTTCTCTGTAAAATATACTGGATCTTTCTTACACTTTAAAAATTCTTGAATATGCTCCTTGGTAAACTCTTGAGGAGTATTGACTTTTTTTAGATTAGGATTACCAAGATAGATGTCACTCATCAATCACAATGCTATTTCCAGCTAGACTGTCCGTATCCCTGTGATACAGCATTACCTGCTGATTTTACTGCACTATGTATACCTTTTGCTATGTTACCAATTCTTTCTTTGGATGGACCTTTGAATTGTTTCTTTTCTTTTTTCTCACCACTGCTATATGGTTTTGGTTTTCTTTGGTCTTTCACTTCAGTATTCTTCGTACCACGATTAGCTAGTGTAGATCCTTTATCTGGTTCACGTTTTGCTAACTGATTATTTTTTACTTCTTTTGCTTTTATATTAATGGTTGGACCAGGTGTTCTTCTGTCAGAGTCTTTCAACTTACTGACCATTTCCCTAATACCCCTAACTTTAGCAGCAATCTTCTTGAGTTTTACATCTTGTTTTACAGATGTTTGAGATTGCTTAATGGCTTTTACAAGTTTATCAAACCTTACCTCACCTTCTTTCAGTGATGCTCTTTTCTTCTTTAGTCTTTCTAAAGCAGCATCAAGTGTCTTCTTCTTTTTTATAGCAGAAGGTTTGTTTCTACGAGAGAGTTCTTCTTGTATTTTGTCCATGTTATATTTATTATTTTTTATCAGTAAGTCCATTTGCTTTGAGCATCTTCTGCAGTTCGGAAGTGCTACCTACAAATAGTGAGTTGTTAGTTATTTGTTTTACAGATTTATCTTCATCCAAATCTTTCATTTTCTTTTGTAGATCAACTAACTTATCAGTTGTATCTGCAATATGTTTGATCAACTGTCCAGCAACTTCATATGCTCTAGGATGCTGAGAGTCACCTGCAACATCTAATATGCCGTCAACCGCCTCCTGACCCTTCTCAATGAGGTTGTAGAACTGTGCTCTACTGTATTCATAATCCTTGGTAGGATCATCCTGTACTTCTTTGAGACGTTTAGGTTTAGTTGAATCAGCAATCTCTGCTTTCACAGATAATGCTTTGTCAATAGCTTCAAATCCTTTATCCATTAGATATCTGTGCCTGTAGAGGGACTATAATCCAATCCATCATTACCAAAGAACGAACTAGATTCACTGAATCCAAAGTCATCACCGACCTCGATAAGTGAGTTGTCAGTAATATTTACCAAATTCACAACGTCATCAGCATAATGTTCTACAATACTAGTTCCATACTGACCTCTCCTGACAATCAAATTAGTACCATCAATCTCTTTGATGTACATGGTTTCATTATTGATTTGTATATAATTTTTGACAGAAAGACTTGCTGCACTATTCACTCTTACTAAGGTCTTTTTGTTATCTAAAGCAACTGATAATTTTGTTGTAGCATCATCATTGTAATCCTTGACTGCCTGAGGTACGACAGTGTATCTTTGTTCTCTTGGTGCTCTGATAGCAGTAGAGTAATCGACCTGAACCTTCTTGATGATTCCACCTTCGTCTGTAGGTACTTCCTGATAGAAATATGTTTTAGCAACAAAATCTAAATCATATTGAATAAATCTTCTAGTTGAAAAATCTCCTTCATACTCATCACTGAAAGAAATGTTTCTTAGTGTAAATGGTATATCTCTTTTCTCTTCTATACCCTCCAACATGTTCACAGTAACATTATACGCTGGTTGGAAGAATGGGAGTATTTGTTCCACAATCTGTAGAGCATCATCTTGCAGTTTTGTTGCAAAACTCAATCTAAAACCAACATCATATGGCACAGGCAAAAACATTTTCTTATGTTTTGTTTTTGATGTGGGACTCTTAGCAAAAAATTTAGTTATAGGTGATGCTTTACGTGAAACATCATAAGTATATGATGACAATTCAAAGGAAATTCTAGGTAACGTAAGTGCTACGTTATCATCAAAACCTTGTTGTTGTTCAATCCTTGCTAAGAACCTTTGCATAGGTCCATATGCAATAGGAACCTTGACCATACTTACCGCCTTACCATCACTAGCAAATTTTTTGATACTGATGTTATTGAACAGTGTACCGAAAGCGATAACTGTTTTTCTTATGGTCTCATTGTAAAAGTAATTACCTACCATTATATTTCACCGAATGGGTTCCTTTCTGTAAAGTCTACGATTGACGAATCTGCACGAGTTTCAATAGTGTCTCCAGTATTGTAAGAATCGTCATCGTCATAATCGATGCTATTTAGATTGTATAACGCACTTCCAAATCCAACGTTACTAATCTGCTCACCAACACTAAACTTACCTGAGAGATTTTTAGCTAGTAATGTATTTGTAGTTGTATCCCACTTACTTACAAACGCAGTAGTAAGACTGGATGCTCCTGTAATCATTTCACCATAGAGGAATGTTCCACTACCTATACTTGATGCAGCACCAACAGTAATTGTTGGCACTACAGTATATCCATAACCAGCATTTGTCATATGAACGGTAGCAACTTGATTATTTGCGTTTAGTTTTGTAGTTCCTGTCGCTCTTGTTCCACCTTCTGCAGGTTCGTCGAATGTTATTATAGGTGGTGATGCGTAACCAGTACCAACAAAACTTACCGTTACAATACCAACTACACCATTTGTCCCAATACCTGCTTGAGCTCTTGCACCAGATCCTTTTCCATCTTCTGTTAGGAATTGTATTGTTGGTGAATCATTGCCTACAACATATCCCGTGCCAGGATTGGTGATCTCTATACTTTGAACCATCAACGATTTGAAATTTCTAGTACCAGTGTGAGTAGTAATCGCAACTGCCTCTGCAGCAGTACCTGAACCAACAGGAGGTTCAATCTTGACTGTAGGTGCATTTGTATAACCTGTACCACCATCTAACATTTCAATCTTAAATATACCGCCACCAGTCAATGTAGTAAACATAGTTGCTGTTGTTCCAGCATCACCCAACGACATCGTTACATTGTAACCAGCAGTTTCAAAGTCATCATCAATAACATCAACACCAGTATCAAATGTCTCATCTGAGTACTCGAATGGTTCTAGAGTTAATCTGTAAGTGTAATTTTTTTGTAACTGATAAAATTCTACAAGATCGTTTACGTATTTGATTTCAAAGATTATATCTCTTAGAGGAAAATATATAAGATCTCCTTCATATGGTCTCTCTTGATTTTCAGGTCTTCCTGTAGGACCAACTTCTTTACCAGGAAATTTCCATAACAATGGTGCTATACCGTTTGTATATGATTCTTGTGAGATGATCACATCCATCTGGGCTGTTGATCTTACCCCAAATTTTGTAAGTAAATTATAACCAGAATCAAATCCTTCATAAGATTCAACATAACCTTCAATAGGAAATGATCTATCAAATTTGGAGTCAACAACTTCACGCATCACATCCTTAGATGTAACGTATATTCTTGGCATGTAAACAAACTCGATGCCATGCATCTTTATATGTTCATTTACCAGATCCTGAACTAGGTTCTGTTCACCTGTGCTACCTTGTAAGAAAAACGGATTAAGTGCCATTATCCAATCATATCCATTACAGGTAGTTCGTAAGTAGAACTCATCTTCTCTTCTAAAGCTGTTAGTTCTGCAACACCATCCTCATATATTGCTCTACCATTCAACTCTACACCACCAGGTAGCTTTACACCTTGATACTTTATCAAGTTTTGACCCCATTGTTTTTTTAACAATGCAGTAAAGTATTTTTTCAAGAAAGGATCATTATAAACCTTAGTGAAGTCATTGGGATTTACTGTTCTATAACATTCTATGATAAGGTAATCGTCTTCTTTCATACTAGAATAATCACTATCAATATACAATCTATTCTGTCTTCTATTGAACCTTATCTGTTTGTCGGGATGTAATATAAAATCAATGTCCTCTAGATATCTTTTTGTTTGAGTGTAACTCAATAGTTCCATAGAACTAAAGTAGTATATCTCGTTCAAAAATAACTGATAAGTTATGTTGAACATATTAGATGCTATAGCACGACTATCTACCTTCCATACTTTTTCAATACCAATTACAGCATCTGGTACTTGAATAAAGTTTTGAGTTTCTTCAAAAGAAAATGTGGTAGTACCTATGCCAGTTATGTCTACACTAGGACTAGTAGTTGTTGTTATACCCAGAGAAGTCTCATGACCATCTTGACCACTTGCCTGTACAGTATCAGTAAAATCTTTAGTTATCTTATGCTTCAGGTACATTTTTTCCACACCATCCATATGCCTATTATGGAAGGTTTGTATAGCATCATCTATTAGATCATCAAACTGCTCTTCAGCAATATTGATTTCTAGTACGGGAGCACCTAGTTGCCTCTTACCGTAATCTATAAGTCCTTGTCTGGTATTTGGTTGTGCCATGTTCTATTTATCGTGTGATAACAACATCTAATTCATCACCAGCATCTAATCCTGTAGCAGGGTTGATGATTGTGACTTGTGGACTACCTTTAGTGTAATCTTGAGTAAGTTCTAATCTAATACCATTTTGATATACCTCAATATTGTCAGGATTAGTATCATTATCAGAAGGTGTGAATAATGTTTGACCTTCTGTAGCAGTAAACATGTCTTCACCTGCTTGAGAGACTAAAGATAATTCATCTCCTACATCTGCACCTGATACGAGTGTTATTGGAGATCCTGCAGTATAGTCAGTACCTCTTCTCAATAATACACCATTCAAATAAACGTGAATCTTTTCTTTGATTGCACCAGGAGTGGATGAAGTTGTTTGGAATGAAACTTGATCCTGTGTAGCAGTAAAGTACTCTTCAGTTAGAGTATGTCCAAAACCAACTTGAATTGTTACCCTATCACCAGCAGTAGCAGCAGATTGTGCGTTGAAGTTGATTGTCTGTGGTGCAGATAACTGGAAGTCACAAGATGATGCAGAACCTACACGATGTCTTACACCATTGACAAATACTGATACTGGGAATATCTTTGCTTGTGCTCCATCATCAAATACATTTGGTGCAGTAAATGCAGTTTGACCAGCAGTAGCAGTTGCAGTACTTTGAGAAATACTCGTAGCAGCACCAGCACCACCACTAGATACAGTTTGGAATGATAGCGTTCCAGATCCATCCGTAGTTAAAACTTGATCTGCTCCTCCGTCGGCCACAGGGAAAGTCAGACCTGCAAGCACTAATTTATTAGTGCTTGGGTTGTATGTTAGACCTGTATCAACTTTGATTGCTTCATTGCCAGATGATGAATCAACAAAAGCAAGGAAATGTGTTGAGTTATCAGATACAGCAGTAACACCAACTAATGATGCAGCACCAGCAGTTAGACTTCCACTATTGACCCAAGCAGTATCCGTACCATCAGATGAAAGAACTTGACCTGATGTTCCGAATGCATCGTCTCCATCATAAAGTTTACCATTAACGTGTAAGTCTCCTACAACAGTAGCAATACCAGCAACACGAAGGTTTCTACCAGCAGTGATGTCTGTTCTTGCTGTAACAATACCAATAGAATCAATATTAGTTACATCTTCATATGTCAACACTCCACCGATTGTTACATCGCCTGTGAAGGTCGCAGCAACACCAGTAATATTTCTTACAGTAACGTCTGGAGTTCCAGTCAATCCACCAGCAGTACCAGATGTATTACCTGTTACATTACCAGTAACATTACCAACTAAGTTACCTGTAAATGTGGTAGCACTTAGATTTCCTTGACTTGGATTATATGTAAATCCTGAGTCTGTTTCAACACCTTGAGTTCCAGAAGCACCATCAACAAATACTGGGAATAAACTGTTGTTCTCACTATCATTCGCAGTTACTGTTACTGAGGTTGCTAGGTCAGCTGTACCAGTCAGGTCACCAGTAACATTACCAGTAACATCTCCAACAACGCCACCAGAGGCAGTTATAGCACCTGTGGTTGTAGTTACACCTGATATACTTACATTGTCTAGGTTAGTATGTCCATCTACGTCCAGAACCCCATTAGCGGTCACATTAGTAAATGTACCAGCATTAGGTGTAGAACCACCAATAACTGAGTTATCAATTGTACCAGCATTTATGTCTGCAGTGGTAGCAACCAAAGACCCAATCGTACCTAAACTTGTTAGGGATGAGTTGATAATACCAGCACCCAGTCCGTCAGCACCAAGAACAGTAGTATTGTTTATCTTATAAACTTTACTTGATGCTACGTTTATATTCTCAGAAGATCCAAAGTTATCACCAGTTGCTTCAAATTGCCAAGACTTATCTCCATCTCCAGAGTCAATGGTTATACCAGCACCATCAGCAGCAGCATCGTTAGCAGCACCTGTGGCAACCTGTATATTCTTATCATCAATGTTTACAACGGTAGAATTTATAGTTGTAGTTGTACCATCAACTTGTAGATTACCTGCAATTACAACACTACCTGTATTGTCTCCTACAGCAGAGGGATCTATTGTTAGGGTTGCTGGACCTGAAATAGTATTTCCAGTTATCCTAATCGCAGATCCTTCTGCACCAGTATAGAAAGCAGTACCTGTTACGATACCTGTTGATACTATTGTGTCAGCAGTTATTTCTCCTGATATATTACCAGTAACATTACCAGTAAGGTTACCAATAAATCCACCACTACCTGTTACTGCTCCACCAAACGTTGTTATACCTGCTACACTTACATTGTCAAGATTGGCATGTCCATCAACATCAAAATATCCTGATAAATCTAAGTTGCCATTTAAATCTGTATTACCATCTACTCGTAAACTTTGTGATACTACATTTTCTGTTGATAAACCAACTTCTCTTACTGTAGTTCCGACCCCAACACCTGCTACACCTGCTGCAATGAATACTTTACCGTCTGCTGTATTGATTGCAAATTCCCCTAAATCCAGTGTAGTAGGGTAATGTGGAACTTTGCCAACGACACTAGATCGTTTTATCTTTATCTTTGGATTTGCCATTCTGGTATATACCTATTGGAACAGTATGTACTGTCGAAGATATTTATGTTATAATTAGATTATAGGTGCTGATTATGATGACAAAAACTCTCGCTGTTCTAACGGGACCGCAAGGTTCGGGCAACCACCTCTGGTCCAAGATTTTTTCTTTGCACGAAGATGTTTTTGGTTGGAAGAGTCTACTCGATAATTATTGGGAAGCTCACCGTTTTTCAGAACCCTTTGCGGAACATTGGAAGGATCCGTCCACTCTGCATAAATTTGACTGGTCGCAAAGTCAATATTACTTTACCTCTATAAGCATTCCACTTGGCATAGAAAATAAAGGGAC